TGGACTTCTGGTGGTGGTACAACTATTACATTCACTATTCCAGACACTTATGCTGGAAAAGATTTTGTTGCAATGGCAACTATCTTGAAACAAGGAATTGGTGAAAAGACTAAAATCAAACAAACTGCCACTATAACATTTACAACTCAGGCTACAGCCACAAAAGCACTCCTTTCTCTCGGTAAGGCAGACATTCTTCGTATTAAATCTATTCTGATGGATGGTGGTTCATTTGCATCACCTGCTGGAACTTACACTGTTGACATTTTTGATCACTATGATTTTGATAATGGACAACGAGATAGTTTTTATGATCTTGGTAGATTACTATTAAAGAATTCATACACTCCGCCATCTGCTCCTATTTCAGTAACATTTGAGTGGTTTGAGCATACTCCTGGAGATTATTTTACAAAGAATTCTTATCCAATTGATGATACTATCAAGGCAGTTGATGTTCCTTCTTACAATGGTGTATCATTACGTGATGTTATCGACTTCCGTCCAAGAATTGGAGATGCTGGTTTAACATTTACTGGTACAAATTCATCGTTCTCTATCACTCCAAAACGTGGTAATGATATGACTTTGGATTATTCATATTACCTATCACGTAGAGATAAAATTGCTATCGATAAAACTGGTAAATTCTTTGACATTGCTGGTGTTCCTGCTTTAGTTCCAGGAGAGCCACTTGATCCAGCATTGGGTATGGTTCTTTATAAGTTGACTCTTGAGCCATATACTTTCGGTACATCAAACGCTAACATCGTTATTGATCAAGTTGATAACAAGCGTTATACAATGCGTGATATTGGTAAACTAGAAAAGCGTATCGATAACCTAGAATACTATACTTCTTTATCACTATTAGAACAAGAAACTAAATCACTTTCTATCACCGACTCAAAAGGATTGGAAAGATTTAAGAATGGATTTATTGTAGATTCATTCACAGGACACAATGTCGGTAACGTGCTATCACCAGACTACCTATGCTCTGTTGATATGCAAAATGCAGAATTGCGTCCATTCTTTACAATGAATAACGTAAATCTTGTGGAAAACAAGAGTACTGATGCTGCACGATTAAGTGCAGGCTATAAACTTTATGGTGATGTAATTACATTACCAGTTAAAGAAGATATTCCACTTGTTACTCAACAATATGCATCTCGTATTGAAAACATCAATCCATTTGCTATCTTCACATTCCTTGGCAATATTCGCATGAACCCATCTTCAGATGATTGGTTCGAAACTGCTCGTCGCCCAGATATTGTCCGTAACGTGGAAGGTAACTTTAATACTATTGCTGCTCTTGCAACTCAAGCAGGTATCCTTGGTACTATTTGGAACGCATGGCAAATCCTTTGGATGGGTGAACCTCTTCCAGTCGGTGGATCATTAATTCAGTATACAACTGGTTCTAACTGGGCAAACCAACGTGCTCTTGACCAAGGTGCTACTTATATTAACGTAGATGAATTCAACCAGCGTTTTGGTGGTGGTTCAGGTGGTGGTCCAGCTCGTCAAGTTTATGTTCAAACTACTGCACAACAAATTGGTCGTGGACGTACTGGTGTTAAATCTACTCTTGCAGTTCAAATGGAGCGTCAAGTTGTAGATGATAAAGTAGTTTCTACTGCTGTTATTCCATACATTCGTTCACGAAATGTTTTAGTTCAAGTTAAAGGACTAAAACCAAATACAACATTCTATCCATATTTTGATAGCACTTCTGTTAGTGGTTACTGCACACCAGCATCGTATCTAACATATACATTGACATCTGGAACTGACTTTGACACTGCAAAGAACTCTGGAAACGATGCTGCAGATACTGCACGTATTATTGATAATATTTCTGGTTCATATACTGCAGATGCCAATGGCAATATGTGTTTGAATGTGGGAGATAGAATTAAAGGTGGTTCTGCAACTGCTGTAGTTATCGGAAAAGATTACACTACCAATTCAGCTGGCACTATCACATCACGTCGCTTACATATTGTAAATATTAAGGGTACATTTACTCTTGGTGAAACTATTACTGCATATGGTACAGGATCTGGTGCAACTGCAACTATTAGTGGCACAATGCCGACTAATAATACTCAAGGTACTGCACTAGTAACTAACTCTATTGGTGATTTGAACTTCGTGTTCTATATCCCAGACGATGATGCATTAAAATTCCGTACTGGTACTCGTGAGTTTAAATTACTTGATGTTTCAACTGTGGATGGACAACAGTCTTCTTCTGCTAAAGTTCAATATCAAGCAACTGGTATTCTTGAGACTCGTCAACAAACAATTAACTCTATTCGTAATGCTCATATTATTCAAGAGATTGTTGCTGAAAACGATACAGTTACTAAGACTATCGAACGTGTTGCTCGTGATACTGGTTGGTATGATCCACTGGCACAAACATTCTTGGTCCAATCTCCAGGTGGTGCGTTCTTAAGTAAAGTAGATATCTTCTTTGCTGCTAAAGATTCAAACCTACCTGTGACATTAGAGATTCGTGAAGTTGTTAATGGCTATCCAGGAAAACGCATTCTTCCATTCTCTAAAGTAACATTAAATCCGATCGATGTACATCTTTCAGATACAACTGTTGCAATGACTGATGGTTCTGGCTCTTCATATCCTAAGTATGACACCGCAACAACATTCACTTTCCCATCTCCTGTTTATGTACAAGATGGTCAAGAATATGCAATCGTTCTAGCGTCTGACTCCAATAACTACAAAGTTTGGATCTCTCAGATGGGTGACATTATTCCTAACTCGAGCAGAACTATTTCTGAACAACCATATGCTGGTGTTCTATTCAAGTCTCAGAACGCATCTACTTGGACTGCTAATCAAGACCAAGACTTGAAGTTTACTCTTTATCGTTGTAAATTTGATACTGATGTTAATGGTGCGGTTCCATTCGTAAACGATGTACTTCCATTAAATGAAATTGATAGTAATCCATTCCAAACTGTAAGTGGAACTAACAAAGTTCGTGTATGGCATCAAAACCATGGAATGTTTGAAAATTCTAAAGTAGTATTTGATAATACAGATACCACTGTTTATACAGGAACTTCATTCTCTGGAACATTTACTGTTGCAGATGGAAGTACTGCTGTTGTTGGTACAGGAACATCATTTATTAGTGATGTTGATTACGCTGGAACTGCACTTATTCGTGCTTCAGATAATAAGGTTATCGGTATTATCGATCACGTTACTGACAATACTCATTTAGTTCTTAAAGCAAATACTACTACACCAGTAACATCTGGTGTTGCATATAAACTTGCTCCTCCAATTAACGGTATCCCAGTAACTGAAATTTATACAGATATTTCAAACGCACAGATTCAACATACAATTAGCGATGTTGATTTAGATTCTTACTGCATGACTGTTACAACAAATGCTGATACTACTGGATATACTGGTGGTATGGGTGTTCGTGCCAGCAGCAACGTGTTGTTTGATGTGGCAGTTCCTGCTATTCAAGCACAGAATTTCTCTGATACTAAAGTTGACTTTACTATGGCTACAACCACTGGTAAATCAGTTGATGGTGGTGAAACTCCATACACTTACGGTACTGCAAAGGGTATTGTTCCAAATAACAACAATATTTTCTATGCTCCTCAAGTTGTGGCTTCCACTGTAAATCAAACATCTGCTGGTAAGACTTTAACTCTAACTGCAACAATTAGTTCTACTAATAATGCTCTTTCACCTATCATTGATACTCACAGAACTTCATTGATCGCTATTTCTAATAAGATTAATGCTCCTTCTGAGACTAATATCAACGTGTCTGTTCTTGACAATAGAACAGTATTTGATGGTTCAACTGGAGCGTTTAGTTTCGCTAACTTAGGAACTGCATGGGCAGCAAGCACTGCTAAAATTGTTGGTGATCAGATTAACTATCTTGGTAATCTATACATAGTAACTATTGCAGGAACTACTGGTGGAACTGGTCCAACTCATACAGCTGGTCTATCAACTAATGGTACAGCGACTTTACTATACTCTGGTAAGTCAACCACTATCACTTCTACCAATTCTTCAGTATGTGCATTGATTCCTACAATTTCAGTGGGTAAATATATCACTGTTACTAATGCGACTACTTCTGGAAATAACGGAACTTTCTTAGTTACTGGTATCGGTGGTGATGGCTCTACAACTGGAACGATTTACATCGCTAGAACTTCTTCAGTTACTGCTGAATCTGCTGTTACTGGAACCACAGTTACTCTAAGAACTCTGTTCGTTGACGAGATCGCCCCAGTGGGTAGTTCTTCAGTGAATAAATATATCTCTAGAGCGATTAACTTGGCAAACCCATCTAACTTCTTTAGAATTAGATTCTCTGGAAATATCCCAAGTGAAGCCAATGTATTGGTTTACTATAAGACTTCTCCAGTGGGCTCTACTTTAGATATGGATCAGATTAACTGGACTTTAACTGATCCTGATGCTCCAATTAAGAAAGTACAAAACGGAGATGGCACTTTCACTGATATAGATTACTCTGAAGAGGGTCTAGCCCAGTTCGATTCTTTTGCGATTAAGATTGTTATGCAGTCTACAAATAGTTCTGCTATCCCAAGAATCAAAGATCTACGAATTATAGCGTGTGCATAATATGTTTCTAAAAGTAAAGGGAGATCCTAGTTTAGTACGAGATGCCAGCACCATGGCTATCCTAAATACTAATAGAACAGATTATGACAACTATATTCGTAGAAAAGAGTCTTTAATGTCTGATAAAGAGCAGTTGGCTACTCAGGCACACGAAATAAATAACATAAAACAAGATTTGAGTGAAATCAAACAAATGCTATCAGCATTATTGCAAGATCGTATAAAAGGATAATAAATGTCAACAATAGTCTTAAGATCGACTAAAGGGTCGCCTCTTACTAACGCTGAAGTCGATGCTAACTTTAGTAACTTAAACACGGATAAACTAGAAGCCACCTATGCTGGTGCCATGAATAGTTTAACTGGCGGTACTTCTATCGTCACCGTGGGAACAGTTGCTACTGGTACTTGGTCGGCGACTGCTATCGCTGCAACTAAAGGTGGTACTGGTCAAACGACCTACGCTACTGGTGATATCCTTTACGCTAGTGCTTCAAACACACTATCTAAACTAACTAAACCATCTGTTGCCAGTTACCTAAAAATGGCAGCTGATGGAACTCCATCTTGGGATACACTAGGTTTAGATGACATTACTGCTACTGGTACAGTTACAACTGGTACTTGGAATGCGTCAGTTATTGGTGCTGCATATGGTGGTACTGGTATTGCAAATAATGCTGCAAACACAATTAGTTTCACTGGTAACTATTCACTTGGTTTAACTCTATCTGCAAACACTTCTGTTACTTTACCAACGACTGGTACTCTATCCACTCTCGCTGGTAGTGAAGCATTAACTAATAAAACAGTTAATAAAGTTACTATTACTGCTCCAGCAACATCTGCTACTTTAACTATTGCAAATGGAAAAACGCTAACTGCTTCTAATACGCTAACATTTACTGGTACAGATTCATCATCTGTTGATTTTGCTACAGGTGGTACAGTTGTTTATACTACAGTAGGAACTCTATCAAGTTTAGTATCCGTTGGTACTATTACTACTGGTACTTGGAACGGTACTGCAATTACGTATAACTATGGTGGAACAGGACAAACAAGTTATGCAAAGGGTGATATCGTTTACGCTTCGGCAGTAAACACCCTAAGTAAATTAACAGCAGGGTCTGAAGGACAAATCATGGCTGTGACGAGTGGTGCTCCTTCATGGATTACTGCTCCTTACGCATCAACAGGCAAGGCTATTGCAATGGCAATGGTTTTTGGTGGATAATTTTAAGAGGAAATAAAAATGGCAAATCCAAACATTGTATCAGTATCTACCATTAACGGTGGTATTGCATACCAAGCATTAACAAACACAAACGATAACGCTTTAGTTAGCAATGCTGCTTCTAGCGGTACTATCATTAAAGTAAACAACATTTTCGTATCAAACGTGAATGGTGTTTCAGCTGCAACTGTATCACTATCATTCCGTTCTGCTGCAAACGCAGTAACTAATGGTACATTGACTACAGCATCTAGCGGTACTGCATATCGTTTAGTATATCAAATTTCTGTTCCAGCAAACACAACATTAATGATGTTGGATAAAGCAGGTGCGATTTACTTGACAGAAAATACTTCACTATCTGTACAGGCTGGTACAGCAAGTTATCTAGAAGTAGTTGCTTCATACGAAACAATTTCTTAATTTTAGTTTTTGTAGTTTTTGAATACGAGATAGGACACCATGTCTAAAAGATATCCAGGAAATTTTATTACTGGTAATCCAGTAGCATTATCACAATCATCAAATAGTGGTATTTTTGATTTAAAAGACCAATATCAAGCCACAACTAATGGCACTTGGCAAGAAGGTGATGGTGTCTATGAGATCCCTGGATCTTTAAGATTCAGAACTGGTAATGGTAACTATCTTGCTAGAACTATTAGCAGTACTGCTGGTAGTCAAACTACTTGGACTTATAGTTTTTGGATGAAACGTGGTAGTTTTAACAATTCAGTACAAAGACTATTATATGTTGGTAACGGATCTAATAACGAAGCTGGTTTATATCTTACAAGCGACAGACTTCAGTATGAATATTATAACGTAACATACGACTATTACTTAAGAACGAATCGTCTTTTAAGAGATCCATCAGCATGGTATCACGTTGTTGTAGTGGCTGATACTACAAACTCTGTGGCTAACGATAGACTGAGAATTTATATTAATGGCACACGAGAAGTAGATTTGGCTGCAAACTCAATGCCATCTCAAAACTATGCCATGAGAATTAACGAAGCATCACAGACCCATCTTATTGGTACACGTTCTGGTGGTTCTGACTATTTTGATGGTCTTCTTTCTGAAATAAACTTTATTGATGGTCTAGCGTTAGACCCATCTTATTTCGGTGTTGCTGATCCAATCACAAATATTTGGCAACCAAAACCATATACTGGTGGATATGGATATAATGGTTATTATATTCTTGGTAACAATAATCAAACAATCTATGCAAACTATTTCGGTGCAAGTTCTAGTGGACAATATCTAACAACTGCATATAGCACAGACTTTGCACTAACCAATCAAGACTTTACGATTGAAGCGTTTATCTATGCAAATGAATACTTTACTCAAAACGACCATGGTATCTTTAACTTTGGTGAAAACGTAACATCAGTCAATGGCAAATCTTTAATTGTTACTGGATATAATAGTGGCGCAGGACAACGCATGCTTCGTATAGCTGCATCTAGTGATGGATCCACTAATGATTTAATCAACTATGTTGATATTGGTCAGATTGAAATTTATACTTGGAATCACCTTGCAGTATGTCGTAACGCAGGTAATATTTCAGTTTATATTAATGGTAAAAGAACATATACATATAACATTGGTGCCACATCGTTATACAATCAAACAACTTATGGTTTAGCAATTGGTAACTATAGAAACAATGGATCATTCGGTGGTGCAAACTGGCCAGGCGCAATTTCAAATGCTCGAGTTACTATTGGACAATGTTTATACAGTGGAACTGTTATCACTGTTCCAAAGGCACAACTGACAACAACTAGTCAGGGTGCTATTTCTTCAAACGTAAAATTGCTTTGCTGTCAGAGCGCATCAGCGACTCAAGACAATAGTCAATATGCAAGAACATTAACTAATAATGGCACTACTTCTTTTGTAGATTACTCATATGCATTAACAGATATGTCTGGCAATGGAAACTCTTGGGGTTTCAATGGTAATATGTATGTATTGAATGTTGGAACTAATAGATCACTGGCTAACTGGGATATTTTAACAGATTCTCCAGTCAATGTATTTACATCAGCAACAGATACTGGTGGTGTAGTTTCAGGAAATTATTGCGTTTGGAATCCACTCGCCACAACAACTTCTGGTGGTACTACTCCGTTACCAATTGATGGTAATATAAACATGAATTTTACCAATGTCGGACAATGGCAACGAGTAATGGGATCGCAAACTATTCCCCCTACTGGTAAATATTATTGGGAAATTACAATTTCCCAAGTAGTTTCTAACATTTCTGGAACAAACTCATTTAACTACCTATTTGGCATTGCCAATACAGCACCACAAAATTTTGCAACATATGGTAACGATGGTGCTGGTGCTACATATTTAAGTTGGTGGATTGATGCTGGCACACCAAAAACAGTTGTCAATCAAAGCAAAGGTTCTGGAACATCATATGGTTCTGTGCCAACCAATGGACAAATTCTTATGGTTGCTGTTGATATGGACAACAATAAAATTTATTGGGGTTTAAACGGAACATGGTTTAATTCTGGTAATCCAGTAACAGGTGCAAATCCTGGACTAAGTGGACAGATTAGTTCTTCTTATTCTTATGTTCCAGTTATGTCTGCATACGCATATAATGGAGTACAAAATCCGTTACAGACTCAAACTAACTTTGGTCAGCGTCCATTTGCATATACTCCTCCAACTGGATTTGTATCTTTAAATACTACTAATATTCAAGCGACTGGTCCATCTTCTGTTGGTAAAGCAGCACAACAACCAAATAAATGGTTTGATGTCAATGTCTGGGGTGGTACTGGTTATCAAATGGATATCACTAATGCTGGTGGTTTTGCCCCAGACTTGGTGTGGGAAAAATGTTTATCAACAACATATCCACACTTAATTGTAGACTCTGCACGTGGTGCGCCAAGCAGACTTATTCCAAATACTACTGCAGTTGAAGCAGATGAACCAACAAACATTTATAAATTAAACTCTGATGGATTTACTGTTGGTACTAATGCAGTATCAAATACAAATGGATACAGAAACGTGGGTTGGCAGTGGAAACAATCACCAAATTCTGGTTTTAATATTGTAACATGGGCAGGTAATGGTGCTGCGAGAAGTATTTCTCATAATTTAGGTGTCGCACCAAAATTTATGATTGTTAAACAACGAGATGTTACTACTAGATCTTGGGCAGTTTATCATTCAGGACTATCAAATCCACAAGCAGCATTTTATCTAGATTCTAATGCTGCACCATTTGCATATACCGCATTTTTCAATAGTCAAACACCAGATTCAAGTTCAATTTATATCGGAACAGACGCTACCGTAAATGCCAGTGGCGCAAACTATATTGCCTATGTATGGGCAGAAGTTCCAGGATTTAGTAAATTTGGATCATATTATTCATCTGGCTTAACTGATGGTCCATTTATTAACTGTGGATTTAAACCTAAATGGATTTTAGTTCGTGAAGGTACTCTATCATCTGGAAACTTAAGAGACTGGTTAATTTGGGATGCTGCAAGAACTCCGTATAATGGATATAGCACATCTGAATTCGCATCAGGTGCACAAGCCATTGCTGCGCTTCAGCCATATACAGGTACTCCAGGATACAGCGACGCAATTGATATTGTAAGTAATGGATTTAAATTTAAAAATGCTGCTTCACCAAACTATAATGGATCTGGGGGATCGTATGTTTATGCTGCATTCGCAGAGTCACCATTCGCACTAAATAACAGAGCAAGATAAAAGAGATTAAAATGACAACTTACTACTTAAATGGTACAGAAATAACTGAAGGTTCAGATTTTATTCTGAACGGAATGACATATCCATACGCATGGTTAGAAGGAACATCAGCTTCTACTCGTGCATCTTTGGGTATTGAAAAGACTGGTGATACTAATTTCGATCCAATCTATTATTGGTCTGCAGGTAATCCAAAAGCATTGGAAGATGTAGAAGCCGTTGATGAAAATGGCGATCCAGTTTTTGTAAAAGTTTACGATGCAGAAACAAAAGAAATGGTTGACACCAATGTTCGTGTTATCAACAAAGGTCTTAAGAGTGGTTTAACTGCTGATATTAAAGCAACATCAAACAAACTACTAAAACTAACTGACTATCTCATTATTCGTAATGAAGTTGAGTCAACTGAAATTCCAGAAAATGTAGTGACATATCGTGCAGCTGTTGTTGCAGAATCAAACAGAGTCGTAACTGCTATTGCAGCAGTTTCCACAATTGAAGAGTTGATTGAAGTTATGTCTTCAATCGCTTGGCCAAAAGCCGAATAAATAATAGTATAGAATACATTAAGGTAAACAAATGACTCGTCGCTATACTGGTGGATTTTTATCTGGAACAGAACAAGTAACTGATGCTAACTCAGCCAATGGTTTATTTTCAGTACAAGAAGCAGGTGCATTAACTGCAGCTGGTAACTTTCCAGGTGGTCGTTGGACTCCACAAAACTCATTAAGATTTAGAAACAATGGATATTTAACTAGAACATTAACTGCTTCTGGTAGTAATACCACATTCACATGGAGTGGTTGGATTAAACGTGGACAAATTACTACTACAGATCGTGATCAGTGGTTATTCCATGGTTCTAATTATGCAACTCAACAAAATGATTTGCAATTTGAAATTTTATTTAGAACAGGTGCAGACTCATCAGCTGATTGTTTCTCATGTAACTTAGAATGGCCAGTTTCTGGCACTAATACTATTATGAGAACCACTGCTAAATATCGTGATCCATCTGCTTGGTATCATTTAATTGTTGCAGTTGATACTACACAGGCTATTTCATCTAATAGAGTTAGAATGTATGTTAATGGTGTTGAACAAACATCCTTTACACCTTCTGTAACATACCCAACTCAAAATCAGGCAATTGCAATTAACCAAGCCAATCAGACACAAACTATTGGTGCTATGTTTTTAGTTGGTGCAGCAGATCGTAAATTTGATGGATATATGGCTGAACTTAATTTTGTTGATGGACAACAACTAACCCCATCATCTTTTGGATTTACTGACGCAATGACTGGAGCGTGGGTTCCAAAGCGTTATACTGGTACATATGGTACTAATGGATTTTATCTTCCTTTAAATTCTACATTTAATTCTACTTTTGCAGCTGACTTTCTTTTAGTTGGTGGTGGTGGTAGTGGACATGCTGATGCCCACGGAGGTGGTGGTGCAGGTGGATACGTAGAAGGTACTGCTCAAGTTGCTGTTGCAACACCGTATAAGATTACTGTTGGAGCAGGTACTGCAAGTGGATCTACAACTAATGGTAATCCTACATTCTGGGGAACATTGGTTGGTTTGTATGGCGGTTGCGTAACTAATAATGGTGGTTCTGGTGGTGGTGGTGGAAATACTGACGGAACTGGTAATGCTGGATCATCTAGTCAACCTGCCAATAAATTTGGTACTGGTTACGGATATGGTGGTGGTAATGCTACATCTGGTGGTGGATATCACGGAGGTGGTGGTGGCGGAGCAGGTAGTGCAGGAAGTAATGCTACTGGTAATAGTACTGGTGGTAATGGAGGTTCTGGTAGAGCATCGTCATTAACTGGTTCATCTGTAACATACGCAGGTGGCGGTGGTGGTGGTGGATACTACGGTGGATCCTCTGGTGGATCTAGTATCGGTGGTAACGGTGGAAATAACGTGGGTACTGCTGCTACTAATGGTGCTACAAATACTGGATCTGGTGGTGGTTCAGCTGGTAGCGGTCGTGGACTTGGTGGTTCAGGCATCGCTGTTATTAAAATCCCAAATACATACACAGGAACTTTTTCCGCAGGTGTAACTTATACTACAATCAATTCTGTATCTGGTTATAATATTTACAGAATTACAGCTACCTCTACAACATCAGAAACTGTTACATTTAACTAAGAGATAACAATGGCGCATTTTGCAAAACTTGACGAAAATAATATTGTTACCTACGTAACTGTTGGTAGACAAGAAGACGATGGCAAAGAATTAGAACTATTCGAGCGTACAGGCGATGTTTACAAACAAACATCCTACAACACTCGTGGTGGTGTTTACTATAATTCAGACAATACTGTGGCAGAAGATCAGAGCAAAGCATTTCGTAAAAACTTTGCTGGTCCAGGGTATAAATATGATGAGGAAAGAGATGCTTTCATCCCACCAAAACCTTACACTTCTTGGACTTTAAATGAAACTACATGCGAATGGGATCCCCCAATTCCAAAACCAATTCCAGATGAAGGTGTTGAAATGTTATATACATGGGATGAAACTACTGGATCTTGGAAGGAAGTAAAGTAAAATGGCAATAATATTTAATCCTGGAAAAGATCTTTCTGGTAACGGCAACGACTGGAACGACATTAACGTAGGATATACTGTAGCGAATAATACAACATCAGTTGTCGCATTCACAACAGTTGGCACAACAACATGGACTGCACCAGCAGGTGTAACATCAGTTAACTACCTAGTTATAGCTGGTGGCGGTGGTGGTGGTTCTGGTAATATTTCTTCTGGACGCACTCGCTCTGGTGGCGGTGGTGGTGCAGGTGGCACATTATATGGAACACTATCTGTAACACCTGGAACTGCATATACAGTTACTGTTGGTCAGGGTGGAACAGGATCTACAAGCGAATCTGTATGGGGTGTTAATGGTGGTAATTCAGTATTATCATCTGTATTATCATATGGTGGCGGTGGCGGTGGATCTTCTTCAAATGAAGATGGACGTGCTGGTGGATCAGGTGGTGGTGCAGCTACTACTGGTGCTGGTGGTGCAGCTACTCCATCAGGACAAGGTAATGCTGGAGCTGCAGGTGGTGCAAACTCTGGATCATTTGTTGGTGGCGGTGGTGGTAGCGTAACAGGTGCTGGTTCAGGTACTAGTGGTGGTGGTTACTATACGTCATCTATTAGTGGAACTTCTACATCTTATGCATCTGGTGGTAATGGTGGTCAATCTGGTAGCCAAGGATCTTATTCAACTTCTTATGGTTCAGGTGGCGGTGGCGGTGCATATTCTTCTGGTACTAAAACTGGCGCAAGTGGCGCAAGTGGTATTGTTATTATTTCTTATACTACTAGCGGTAGTACTACTCATGACTTAATGACTGATGTTCCAGGAATCACAAATCAAACAGTTCAACAAGATGTTGGTGGTGTAGTTCGTGGTAACTACGCTACTTGGAATCCTGTTAATAAATCTTATTCTCAGCCAACAATAAGTAACGGTAATTTAACTGTTACTTACAATGCTGCAACATATCAAAACGCATTCTCAACATTTAATTTAACTTCTGGTAAGTGGTATTGTGAGTTTACGATAACTGGTACTCCAAACTCTGGAAACTATATCGGTATATCTTCTCTGTCAGAAATAGATTCTTCAATTTCATCAGCGATTCCTATTGGTTATACATCGACAGGTTATGCTTATCAGTTATTAAGTGCGAACAAATATTCAAATAATGCAACAACATCTTATGGTTCATCTTATGGATCAGGAGATATTTTCCAGATCGCTCTTGATTTAAATGCTGGAAATATGTGGTTTGGTAAAAATGGAGTTTGGCAGGTAAACGGAAATCCAGTAACAGGAGCAAACCCAACATTCTCAAATATTAATCCATCTCTTGGATATTCTATTTCAGCAACTGTTTACAATATTTCCATAGATGCTAACTTTGGACAGACTCCGTTCAGATATGCTCCACCTGTTGGATTTAAATCTTTAAATACTACTAACCTACCTAACCCAGTAATCAAACGTCCAAGCGACCACTTTGATACTAAACTATACACTGGTAATGGTAGTAGTTTGCAAGTTGGTACTACTCCAAAACAAGTTGCAGCATTTGGAACACAATCTTTAAGATTCGTAAAGAACTTAACTCAGTATCTAACACAAACTCCAGCTGCAACTGGTAATCAACAAAAATTCACAGTTAGTGTATGGGTCAAACGTCCAAGAACTGAATCAACTTCTGGTCAAGGATATATCTGGACTGCAGGACAAACTTCCACAAATAGACTTCAGTTGGATTTCTACCAAAATGGTATGGAGATTTCACAGAATAATGGTTCTTGGATTACTGGATTACAAACATCTCCAATTGCTGGACTTAACGATTATCAAAACTGGCATCACCATGTGCTTGCAGTTGACTCAACTCAACCAAGTCAAAGTAATAGAGTAAAATACTATATCGATGGTGTTCTAATAAAGAACGATACTGTAAGTGCAACTTACATGCCATTGAATCAAACACTACCAGTAAATACTGCTGGTGTTGAAACTCGTATTGGTTACAGTGCTGGTGGTGGCGGTGGTATTGATGCATATATGAGTGAGTTCTACCAGATCGATGGTCAGCAACTACCTCCAACTGCATTCGGTGCATTTGATGCAAATAATAACTGGATGCCAATTAAGTACACTGGTACATATGGAACTAATGGTTCTTATGTTCCAATGGCTCAGCCTACAACTCAAGAGACTATGTCTTATGCTGGTTTGTTTAATGGCTCCAATCAGTATTTGGCTACTACAAATACTCAAGTTATTCCTGCCACTGGAGATTTTACTGTTGAAGCATGGGTATATACAACAGCAGCATCTAATGTTATTTGCTCGCAGGGAACTACTGGTAATGCTGGCAGAATGGAACTTACAATAGTTAATGGAACAGTTGGAGTACAAATTGGTTCTTCTACTTTTTCTGCCAATGGAAGTGTTCCAAATAATAAATGGACTCATATTGCTTTAACAAGATCAGGAACTTCTGGCAATATATACATCGATGGTGCTCTTGCTGGATCTGGTACTTTGACACCAGCTGTACAAACTACACCACTCTGGATTGGATTAGATTGGACGAGCACGTATTTTGGTGGTCACATTTCTAATTTTAGAGTTTCTAATATTGTTAGAACAATAACAAAAACAACCCTACCAACTGCAGGATTTACTTCTGATGCTAATACGGTTCTATTAACATTGAATAGTGCAACTATTGTTGATAATAGTACTAATGCTTATGCAATAACAAACAATAATACTGTTACTATTAACGATGCATCTCCATGGCAAAGAACAGTCGGTTATGATGCCTCTGGTACTGGTAATAACTGGACACCAGTAGGATTTGACTGGTCTCTTCCACGTCCAACAGTATTGACATATGGTGTTCCAGGAACTTATACTTGGACTGCACCTGCTGGTGTTACATCTGTTAAGGCACTTGTCATCGCTGGTGGTGGTGCAGGTGGCTCCAATGGTGGTGGCGGTGGTGCAGGTGGCATGATTTACAATGCATCAGTTGCTGTAACTCCAGGGCAGTCTTATACTGTCACAGTTGGTGCTGGTGGATCTACCTATAATAAAGGTAATGCACAAAATTCAGTATTCTCATCTCTAACTGCCATTGCAGGTGGTAATGGTTATAGTTATACACAGGCTGCAGCACAAGCAGGTGGTTCTGGTGGTGGCGGAGGAATAAGTAGTAATAGTGGTGGTGCTGGCACTGCAGGACAAGGTTATGCTGGTGGCACTGGTAATAATGGTAACTCTGGTAATACTTACTATGGTTCTGGTGGCGGTGGTGCTGGCGGTGTTGGATATAATAGTAGTGATTCTCGTGGTGGTCCAGGATTATTAAATACTATTACTGGTATTCCAACATACTATGCTGGCGGTGGCGGTGGTAATTACTATGTCACAAATAGTGCATATTTTGGAGCAGGTGGTATTGGTGGTGGCGGTACTGGTATGTCTGCAGACTGCAGTGGTGGTGGTTTGGGATCTGGACGTCCAGGATCTGGCGGAGGTGGTGGTGCTACTGGCTACACTGGTGGTAATGGTGGATCTGGTGTAGTTATTCTATCTTACGCTAATGCATACTCTGATGGTATCAATACAGGTATTGGAACGAACACTATCCTTAATCAGTCAATCATTAACGATGGACCAACAGATAGTGCATCTGGTGGTAGTTTCTGTGAATGGGATCCATTATCATCTTCTGTACCTTTAGTGCCATCAGTGTCATCAAATGATAATCTGTTGACACTTCCAAGAACTGATAGTAAATCAAATCGTGGAACTATTGGTGTTAACACTGGTAAATGGTACTGGGAAATTTTAAGTACTGGTGACCCACATAGTTATATGGGTGTTACTTCATTACCATATGAAAATGATCCAGATGGTTCTCCAAACTTGTTCACTACTACTGGGCGATCAATGGTTGGTGGAGCTGTAAGTGTAGGTTTTTATTATAAACCTTATATGGTTACATCAAATGGAACTTTAGGTGCTTCTGGTGTAACATCTACTGGCTATATGGGTTTTGCATTAGACTGTGATGCGGGTACTCTTCGTTATTATTGGAATAATACTTTAATCTATACAGATACATCTGTTCCTAGAAACACTACATTGTATCCATATATTGGTCATACCAATACTTCAACTAATTCTTGGTCAGCGACACATACCAATTTTGGTCAGCGTCCATTTGCGTATACACCTCCAACTGGACATGTTGCGATTAATACTAAGAATTTAAAGAATGTTGGTGGATATAATCTTCCAGATGCTACAGGTAATACTGTAAATACTCCAGACTTGGTTTGGACTAAGTGTAGAACTGGTGGTAACGTGTCTCCTCGACTTTACGATACTACTCGTGGTCCAGGTGTTTCAATTGGAACAAATAGTACTGGTGCTTCTGGTCCAGAAACTAATGCTGGTTTATCACAATTCTTACCAAACGGATTCCAGTTATACAGTCCAAATGGTGCTGCGCCTTATGGTCTAGAAAATGGATACACATATGCTGCATGGTGCTGGAACAAAGGTAAGACTCCAGGTTTTGATATTGTAAACTTTAATAGTACTGGTGCTGTAATGCAAGTACCGCATAATCTTGGTCAAGTACCTAAGTTTATTATTATTAAAGGTACTAATGGTGTGACTTCATGGGAAACATATCACGCTAGTGTTGGACCATTGTCTAACATAAGATTGGACAGTAATGCAGGGCTTAATACTGGAGCAGACTGGTTTAATAATACTAGCCCAACTAGTACACACTTTACAATTGCTGCAAATAATCCATCATCATATAGTTGGATCGCATACCTATGGGCAGAAGTTCCAGGATTTAGTAAAATGGGTTCATATACAGGTAACGCAACTTCTCCTGGAGCATTCGTTAATTGTGGATTTAGACCTGCATGGGTTTTAATTAAAGGCACTTCAACTAGTAGAAACTGGGTATTGTTTGATAGTAAACGAACAACATACAACAGTGATAATGCCACTGCACGTCTAAAACCAAATGATGCTTTGGTCGAAGATGGTAACGAAAGAATCGACTTCTTATCAAACGGATTTAGATTAAATACTTACACTTATGATGCCAATGCAGCAGAAACATATATCTACGTTGCGTTTGCAGAGACTCCATTTAAGTATGCCAACGCAAGATAAATAAATAATAGAATTCTTTAAAAGGAAACCGAAATGTTCGCTTTAGTAAAAAATGATAACAGTATTAAACTGTTTGCTCCATACACAAACTGGGAAGATAAAAATGGGACTGAGTATGGTCCAGATGAACTCCTAACTTTAACTCCTCAAGAAAAACAAGATCTGGGTATCTATGACGTAGCATTTGCTCCTCGTCCAGATGATCGTTTTTATAAAGTGAGTGAAGAAATCACAGAATTTAATTCTTCTTTAAAAGTTGTTACAGTTACCTATACTTCTACTCCAAAAGAATTGGAAGATAATGGCGCAACTAAGGGATTGAAATCTCAGTGGATCGCACAAATTAAACAAACTGCGAACAATCTTCTTTCTCATACAGATTGGATGTTAGTTCGTAAAATTGAACGAAACGTGGATATTCCAGCAGCAACTGTGACATATCGTGCAGCAGTTATTGCCGAAGCAACTCGTGTAGAAGAAGCGATTGCTGAAGCAGAAGCCATTGATACTTTCAGAACAGCTGTCGAATCTTTATCTTGGCCAGCAGCGGAATAAGTCTCTAAACCAAGACTTAATTCGAACCCCACACTCGTGGGGTTTTTGTTTTTGCAGTCTGCAAAACGATAAATAAGAGAGTAGAATGGGAGACTTCCAGTGGCATCGATAGCAAATTTATACATAGATCAAGGTTCGACATACAGTAATATTATCACTGTAGCGTCAACTACAGGCTCATCTCTAGATTTAACTGGATATACCGTTGCTTCTCAAATGAGAAAGTCATATGGCTCTTCCTCTTATTTTACCTTTTCAGCGAGCGTATTTGATGCTCCTACAGGTAAGGTTAGATTACAACTAACATCGACACAAACTTCTGCGATTCCAGCAGGTAGATACCTTTATGATATAGAAATCACAAATACATCTACATCGGCAAAAACAAGAATTTTGGAAGGTATTGTCACAGTAACCCCAGAAATAACACAGATTTAATCATGGCAGATATAATTGCAGTTGTAGATGACCCAACCCAGTCAATAATTACAGCCACCACAAGTACAGGTGGTACGACTATTATAACAGGAAGTTCATTGTCAAATCCACAATCTGTTGATTCTCTTTCAGCGATTGGTAATGTAGATACAACGACACTTAATAATGGGGCAGTATTAGTATACAAAACAACCACAAACATGTGGACTTCTACGACTACGCTTGATGCGCAGAACATGGAAGGTGGAGAATTTTAACGGAGATTAAAAGATGGCATCAATAATTAGAATTAAACGCTCTAGTACTAGCGGAAACCCAGCAACCCTTGGTGCTGGTGAGTTAGCGTACTCAGCATTAGCTGATAATGGATCAAATGGCGGTGATCGATTATACATCGGTATAGGTTCAGAAACAGCTGGTAATGCGTCAAGTCACGTTATTATCGGTGGTAAACGATACACAGATTTGGTTGATGCAGCAACCAATGCAAATACCGCATCTGCTATCGTTAAGCGTGACGCTTCTGGTAACTTCTCAGCTGGTACTATTACTGCTGCTTTAAGTGGTAATGCTTCAACAGCAACTGCTCTTGCAACTTCACGTACTATTGCTTTTACTGGTGATGCTACTGCTTCTGGATCATTCGATGGTACTGCAAACTACAGCCAAGCATTAACACTTGCCACTGTTAACAGTAATACTGGTTCATTCGGTTCATCAACTGCGATTCCAGTTATCACTGTAAACGGTAAAGGTTTAGTTACTGCTGTTTCAACTCAATCAATCTCCACTACGTTAAACATTGCTGGTAGTTCTGGTACTGGTTCAGTTGCTCTTGGATCTCAAACTCTAACGATCGCTGCAGGTAATGGTATTACTGCCACTGCATCTGGTCAAACAATTACTATTGCTTCTATTGGTGCAGGTGGTTATACATCTACTGCTACTGGTGCAGGCACTACTACTCTTACTTCTTCTAGTACTGCTAATCAGTTCTTTACTGGAACAACTACTCAAACTGTTAAGTTACCATCTACTTCTGGATTAACAGTTGGTCAAGAATTCATCATTACTAATAATAGTACTGGTTCTCTTACTATTCAAGATTCTGCTGCAGGTGCTATCGTCACTCAAGCAGCGGGAACACAAATTACATATACTGTTGCATCAACTGGTGCACAGACTTGGGTTTACGAATATACTGGTTACCAATCCAATACTGGATCTGGTGCGAATGTTCTTACAACTAGCCCAACAATCACTACACCAACATTCGGTGCAGGTGGTGTTACATTAACGGGTTCTTCATCTGGAACTACAGTTTTACAACCAACTGCTGCAGCATCTGGTACATTAACATTACCAGCTGCAACTGATACATTAGTTGGTAAAGCAACAACAGATACATTCACGAACAAAACTTTTAATACTGGCGCAACTGGTAACGTGTTCCAGATCGCTGGTACTGGTATCACTTCTGTAACTGGTTCTGGTTCAGTTGTTCTTGCTTCTAGCCCATCATTAACTACACCAACAATTGGTTCTGCTGGTGCAAACTTCTCTGGTTCTACTTCTGGTACAATCGCTCTTGCTGCAGCTGCAATCGCTGGCTCGAATACTTTAACATTACCTGCAGCGACAGATACATTGGTTGGTAAAGCGACCACTGATACTTTAACCAACAAGACATTTGATACAGCTGGTACAGGTAACGTATTTAAAATCAACGGAACAAGTATTACTGCTGTAACAGGTTCTGGTTCTGCTGTATTAGCATCTTCTCCAACTCTTGTAACTCCAACTCTTGGTGTTGCAACTGCTACAAGTATTAACGGATTGGCAATTACCACTTCGACTGGTACTTTAACTATTGCCAACGGTAAAACTTTAACTGCAAGTAACACTCTAACATTTACTGGTACAGATGGTTCTTCAGTAGCATTCGGTACTGGTGGCACTGTTGCTTATACTGGTTCTACTCTTGCTCAGTTTGCATCAACTACTTCTTCACAATTAGCAGGTGTTATCTCTGACGAAACAGGTTCTGGTGCATTAGTATTCGGTACTAGCCCAACTCTTGTTACTCCAATTCTTGGAACTCCACAGTCTGTTACTTTAACAAACGCTACTGGTCTTCCATTATCTACTGGTGTCACTGGCACATTGCCTGTTGCCAATGGTGGTACTGGAACTACTACTGGTTCTATTACTGGTACTGGTGCGCTAACATTTACTGCTGGTGGTTCAAATAGTAACGTAAATTTGGTTCCAGTTGGTACTGGTACTGTTGATGTTGCTGGTTTCCGTATCACTTCTCTTGGTACTCCAACTCAGACAACTGATGCAGCAACTAAGGGTTATGTTGACTCTGTTAAACAAGCACTGGATATTAAAGATTCAGTTCGTGTTGCAACTACTGCAAACTTAACAGTTACTGCTTCTGGTAGTGGTGCTGGTAAAACTCTTACTAACGCTGGAACTCAAGCAGCAATTACTATTGATAGTATTGCTCTTTCTTCTGGTGATCGTGTTCTGGTTAAAGACCAAACCACTGCATCTAACAATGGTATCTATACTGTTACTACAGTTGGTACTATTTCTACAAACTGGGTATTGACTCGTGCCACTGATGCTGACAATTCACCAACTGGTGAAGTCACTCCTGGTATGTTTACTTTCGTTGAAGAAGGTACAGTTAATGCTGACTCTGGTTGGGTTTTAACAACTGATGGTGCAGTAACTGTTGATACTACTTCTTTAACATTTGTTCAGTTCTCTGGTGCTGGACAAGTTATCGCTGGTGCTGGTTTAACCAAATCTGGTAACACACTTGATGTTGTTGGTACTTCAAACCGTATCACAGTTAACGCTGATAATATTGATATCTCTGCATCATATGTTGGTCAGACTTCAATCACAACATTGGGTACTATCGGTACTGGTACTTGGCAGGGTTCTGTTGTTGGTGCTACTTATGGTGGTACTGGTGTAAACAACGGATCAAATACAATCACTCTTGGTGGTTCTGTTACTACTGCTGGTGCATTCATAACATCAGGTGCATACTCTTTAACATTAACACAAACTGGTTCAACCAACGTAACATTACCAACATCTGGTACTCTTGCTACATTGGCTGGTACTGAAGCGTTAAGTAACAAAACAATTACTTCTTCAAGTTTCAGTGGCACAACAGTTTCTGCTTCTGGTAACGTAACATTCACTTCTGCGACTGACGCTTCTGCTCTTGGAACTGCTCCAGTTGTATTATCAGGTGGTTTGTCAGTTGCCAAATCAATGTATATTGGTACTAACATTACTGGTGCTGGCGCAGCAACTTCAACTCTGGATGGTTTCCAGATCGATGGCGGTACGTACTAAATAATTTTGTGAGGGGAGTTCTTACTCCCCTGTTTCCTTTTTTAAGGTTAGAGAATGGCGAATAAGTTTCTTCTTAAGAAGTCCTCAACTGCGGCAAAAACTCCGTTAGTTACAGACTTAGATTACGGTGAGTTAGCATTAAACTATGCTGATGGAAAACTGTATTACAAAACTTCAGGCAATACGATTGATACATTTCCATCGTTATCTGCCACAGCAACTCTAACCAACAAAACTCTAACATCACCTACTATTAATAGTGGTGCATTATCTGGCACGTTCTCTGGTGCTCACACCTACTCTGGTGCAATTACCCTTTCTGATACAACTGCAGCATCTTCAACCACTACTGGTGCGTTAAAGGTTGGTGGTGGTCTCGGTGTAGCTGGATCAATCTATGCTGATAAAATCTACCTAACCAATAATGGTGCTGGCACTAACGTCTACGTTGGAGATGATGTCGTTCTTGGCGATATAAATCAAGCCAACACTCTAGGTATTAGAGGACAGCAAGATGCTTCTCAAGGTTATATTGTATTTGGTAACGCAAACAATACAAACTACATTGGTCGTTCTGGAACAAACCCACTTCAAGTAACTGGTCAGTTCAAAGTTGATTCTGGCACTGTCACTGGTGCATCTGCAGTTGCTATGCAGATCGCTGGTTATGCTAACAAGGGTGGTACTGGATATCACGATTTTCTTAGCGTAACAAACGGATATGGTTCTGCTACAAATGCATCTAAATGGTTTCGTTTAAACAGCACTGGTGGTCTAGAGATTATCAACAGTGCTTATACTACAAATATTTTTACATTAAATGATGCTGGTCAATTAACTGTACCTTCATTAAGTTTAGCTGGAACAATAACTGATAGTTTAAGTTCTGTTGGCACAAACGGACAAATTCTTCAATCTACTGGAACAGGTGTTAAGTGGATTACATCTGCTGCTGCAGGTGGTACAGTAACTTCAGTTGCAGCAACAGTTCCTGCCTTTCTATCAGTATCTGGTAGCCCAATCACTACTAGTGGTACATTAGCAATTACATTATCTGGTACAGCATTACCTGTTGCCAATGGTGGTACTGGTGTTACAACTTCTACTGGTTCTGGTGCTAACGTACTTGGAACTGCTCCAACAATAAATAATCTTACTGTTACTGGTACATTAACTGCCAATAGTTCAGCAGGAACTAGTGGTTATTTTTTACAGTCTACTGGAACAGGTGTTCAGTGGGCACAGGCTACTTCTACTTCAGTCTTTACTGCAAATGCACAAAGTGATCTTGGTTATGTATACGATTCGGTAGTTCTTACTGAAGATCTAGGAACACCACTTGGTACTACAACTACATCGTATGACTTGGCTGTTCTTAATGTTGGCGGTGTGGTTTCATTAAGCAATCTAGATAGTACTGTTAAATCAGATTATCTTGCTCAAGCAATTATTTTTGGATTCTAAGGATATAAAATGGCTCGTCAGTTAGTTGAAAAATATGTATTTACTCCAGGAGTTGCCAACGTAGGCACATTAAAAATTCCTGGAAAAATTGAATTAAATCAGTTACTAATTATCGCAAATAAAACAACACAAGAGAACATTTATGCTCTTGGAGATAATACACGTAATGCTACTGTATCTTATGATGCGACTGATACTACTACATTTTATGCTCCAGAAGATGGTGCAACAACTATCACATTTGCCAAAGATACTTCGGCAATGTCATCAAGCGATAAAATTGCTGTTTATACTGATGCGCCAAAGAACATAGGTAATATCGTTCGCCCATATCCATTCGGTGTTGATGCGATTGAACGTGCTCGTGTTTCTACTCCACAAGCATTGATTGACGCTGACTTTGAGTATGGACTACAACCGACTAAGTGGCAGAACTATACTGATATTCGTAACATTCCAGGTATTTTTGAAAAACCAGGACTTGATTTAGCAATCACTGCAGTTACTACAGATGGCGCAACCCCATCGGTTATTTCAGTAACTACATCTAGTGCTCATGGTTTATCTGTGGGAGATCCACTTATTATTTACGGTCTTGGTAACATAAGCACTTATGCTCGTGCTGAAGGTGCTTTTATTGTAGCTACTGTTCCTACAAGTACTACTTTAACATATTACGCTAAAGGTGTCATTGGTACAAACGGACAATCTCTTTACACTGGTTCAACATATGGTCGTAAAGCTGGTTTCTTTGCTGGCGCAAACTTACCAGTTGCTAGTTTTTCAAGCAATGCAGCATCTCCTTCAGTTATTACAGTTACCACTTCAAACAATCATGGTTTAGTTCCAGGTGCAACATTATTGTGTGTTGCTACTTCTTCTGGCACAAATCATGCTTTAATGACTGGAACTATTTACGCTGAAACAGTTCCATCACCAACTACTTTTACATTCACTGCAAGAGCAGGTGGCGCAGTGGCTAACTCAGCCATCACAGGAAACGTCTACACTCGTTCAGATGCATTTATTTTACATCGTCCATTTGATGGTGGTGTTCAACTTGGTCCATTTAATCCAAGTCATGGTGCATCGGTTTCTCGTCAAACTAAAAAATACATGCGCTATCAATCTGGTAAAGGATTGTTATGGACTTCAGGTGTATTGTTCAACCCTGTTCTTAACTTAGATCAAATTTCTGCCTCAAGTACTTCTATTGGTGCCACTGTTACAGTTACTGCAGAAACTGACCATGGTCTGCAACCTGGAGCCACTGTACTTATTTCAGGTGTTGTTACTTCTGGTTATAATGGAACATACACTGTTGATACAGTAACGGCAGAAAATACATTTACATATATCGCAACAAGTGCTCCAGGAGCAACAAGTGCTGTTATTACCAACCTTCCACGTATTACTATTAAAGGTTGGCACGGAGCCACTGTTCGTGTTGGTCCATTCGATGATCAAAACGGATTATATTGGGAGTTTGATGGACAAACTTTAGCAGTTGGTAAGCGTTCTGGTACATATCAATTATCAGGAACTATTGCGGTGAATGCTGCATCTCAAATTATTACTGGAACATCTACTCGTTTTACTCAGCAGTTAAAGTCTGGTGATCGTATTGTTATTCGTGGTATGACATACATGGTAAACTCCATTGCTAGCGATACTTCTTTAACAATCAATCCAGAATTCCGTGGTGTTAATAACGTATCTGGTGTTAAAATATCTGCAATTTTAGAAACACGTATTCCTCAATCACAATTTAACGTGGACAAAATTGATGGAACTGGTTTCTCTGGTTTCAATATTAACCTAAACAAAATGCAAATGTTGGGTATTTCTTCATCATGGTATGGTGCTGGTTTTATTGACTTTATGTGCCGTGGTGTTGATGGTAATATGGTTCTTGTTCATCGTATGAAACAAAACAATATTAACGATGAAGCCTATATGAGAACAGGTAACGCTGCAGTTCGTTATCAAGCGATTAATGAATCTGCACGTGATAGACTTGCAGCTGCTATGACAAATAGTGATACTACTATGACTCTTGTAGATGCGTCTAGATTCCCAACTCCATCTTCAACATACCCTGCAGTGGTAATGTGCGAAGGTGAGTTAATTAGTTATACTGGTAAATCAGGAAACGTGTTGACTGGTCTAACACGTGGTTCGTCAATATCACAATTCAGTGGTGGTCAAACTAGAACATTTACTGGAACTACTGCAGCTGCTCATGCTTTAGGTAATGGATATAACTCAGTAACTTTGGTGAGTTGTAGTGCAGCACCAGTTATTAACCACTGGGGTTCTTCTTACATTATGGATGGTGGTTACGATCAAGATCGTGGTTATTACTTTAACTATCCAAAAACAAACATTGCATTAACCAATGCACAAACAGTCACAGCATTCTTTGTTCGCCTAGCACCTTCTGTTAGTAACTCAGTAGTTGGTACACTTGGTGATCGTGAACTTATTAATCGTTCACAGTTGCTTCTACAAAAATTACAAGTTCAGTCTGATCAATCAGTTCAGATTACTGGTATTTTAAATCCAGGAAACGTGGACGCTTCTTCATTAACTTGGCAGTCGTTGAACGTGTCAGCAAATGGTTCACAACCTTCCTTTGCTCAAATCTCAACAAGTAGCGCAACTGCTGCAACTCCAGGCGAACAGATTTTTGGTACTCTAGCAGCTCCAGGGAGTTTGAACGAAATTGACTTATCAAACCTTAAAGAATTAACAAACTCGGCAATTGGTGGTTATAGTAACTATCCAGATGGACCAGATAACTTAGCCATTGTGGTAACGAATCTTACATCAAGTAACGCACGTGTCAGCGTGAACTTATTCTGGTCAGAAGCCCAAGCATAAATATACAAATTAGAGGACAATTATGGCAACACAAGTACAACTTCGAAGAGGAACTACTCTACAAAACAATGCGTTTACTGGTGCGCAGGGCGAAATTACAGTTGACACCGATCTAAAAACTCTACGCATTCACGATGGTACTACTGCTGGTGGTGGAGCCACTGTTGTTACTCTTGCTGGTAGTCAATCTCTTACTAATAAAACTCTTGGTTCTGGTTCTACATGGACAGGAAACGCAGTTGGTTTAGCATATGGTGGCACTGGATCTTCTTTAAGTGCAGTTCAAGGTGCGGTTGCATATTCTGGTGCTTCTGGATTAGCATTAACATCTGCAGGAACTGCTGGACAAGTTTTAGTTTCTGGTGGTACTGGATCTCCAACATGGACTACTTCAGGATCTTCAGGGCAGTTTTTACAATCTAATGGTTCTGGTTCTACACCTACATGGGCAACTCCAACAGTTTACGCAAGCACTGGTAAGGCTATTGCCATGGCAATGGTTTTCGGAGGATAACATGGCAGTATCCACAAGAGAAGGTTTAAAACAATACGCTCTAAGAGATCTCGGTGCACCTGTACTTGAGATTAACGTGGATGATGATCAATTAGAAGATCGTCTGGATGAAGCGTTAGAGTACTGGAGACTATACCACTACGAAGGTATTGAACAAATTTACATGAAGCAACAAATTCGTGCTTCTGAAATGAATTTAACGACTAGCGTGGCACAAAATTTTGGACTCGCCACAAACATCACAGGATCAACTTCTGGTGCAAAGGCACAAGTTTGCAGAGAGTCATCAAGAGTATCCAATGGAACATTACTATTAGTTAGAGATGTTGTTGGAACTTTTGTTGCAGGTGAAACTATCACTAGTTCAGATGGACATACTGCTGTTCTTGGGTCAACTCCAATCACACTTAACGAATATGATAATCGTTACATCGATGTTCCAGATTATGTTTATGGTGTTACTAAAATTCTTAGTATCGGTATGGCATCATCTTCAAAGAACATCTTTGATTTACAATACCAATTACGTTTAAATGACTTGTATGATTTAACATCTACATCTTTAATCTATTACAAAACTGTAATGAGTCATTTGGCTTTGCTAGATTTTGAATTAAATGGTCATCAAGGATTCCGTTTCAACCGAACAATGAATCGTTTGTTCCTAGATGCAAACTGGCATACAGATTTCGTGCTTGGTGATTACGTTATCGTTCAAGCATACCGTGCTTTAGATCCAACTACTTTTACAAAAGTATGGAATGAGCCATGGTTAAAGAAATATACAGCTGCATTGTTTAAAAGACAATGGGCAACTAACTTAAAGAAATTCTCTGGTATTCAACTTCCAGGTGGTGTTACATTGGATGGTGATAAACTGTACGCTGAAGCCACAGAAGAAATTGATAAACTAGAACAAGATTTAATGTCCAAGTCTGCTCCGCTAGACTTCTTCATGGGATAATTAATGCCAACTAATGTTTATTTTACACAGGGTACTAAAAACGAACAGTATCTTGTAGAAGATCTTATCATAGAATCTTTAAGAATCTATGGTCAAGATTTCTTTTACGTTCCAAGAACATTAGTTTCCAAAGACGAGATTCTTGGTGAAGATCGTCTAAGCAAATTTACATCATCATTTCCAATTGAAATGTATTTTGAAAACGTGGATTCACTAGATGGTCAAGGTGCATTTATTCAGAAGTTTGGTCTAATGATGGAACAGTCTGCAACTCTTGTAGTTGCACGTAGACGCTGGGATCAATTGGTTGGTCGTTATGGCGCAACTATTATTCCTACTCGCCCATGCGAGGGTGACCTAATTTATTTCCCATTAACTAAAGGTTTGTTTGAGATTAAATTCGTCAAACACCAAGATCCATTTTATCAACTTGGTAAACTTTATGTTTACAAATTACAAGTTGAATTGTTCCAGTACTCTTCTGAGAAGATTGATACTGGTGTTGCTGCGATTGATGCATTTGAAACTCTCAAAACTTTCAGTACAAATACAACAAGAACACCTTATGGCGAAGTTACTGGTGTGACAGTTACTAGTACTGGAACTGGTTATGCCACTGCTCCAACAGTTACATTTACTGGTGGTTCTGGATCTGGTGCAACTGCCACTGCAGTTCTTGGATCTGGTGCAACAGCAGGAAAAGTTATTCGTGTTGATGTAACAGCACCTGGAGTTGGATATCAAACTGCTCCAAATGTGGTATTTACTGGTGGTGGATTCAGTACTGTTGCTCAGGCTACTTCACATATTGAAGCCAATGTTGATAAAGTAGAATCCTTTGGTGATAACAATAAATTTAAAACTCAGGCTGCAGATGTTCTGTTCAATGTGGCTAATCCATTCGGTGAAGTTGATATAACTAATAATCCATAATGCTAAACAACAACGTATATTACCATGGAATCATTCGCAAGTGCATCGTAGGATTCGGCACTTTATTCAGTGACATCTATATCGATCGTCGTGAAGGTGATTCTGTAACTGGTAATGTTATTCAAAGATTACAAGTTCCTCTTGCATATGCACCGAAAGAAAAATGGGTAGTTCGTTTGGACCAAGATCCAAATTTAGATCATCACACTTATGTTTCTTTACCAAGAATGTCATTTGAGATTATTGGCTACAACTACGATCCATCACGCAAAGTGAATCGTATGCAACAATTAAAATGTGGTGATGGTTCAGGTTCGCTTTCTACAATGTATAGCCCTGTTCCTTATAATATTGATGTATCGCTTTACATTCTAACCAAAACTCAAGAAGATGGTCTACAAATTCTAGAACAAATTCTTCCTACATTTACACCAGAGTATACATTACAAGTTAATGTCGTGCCAGACATGAATGTCAAAATTGATGTTCCAATTATTTTAAATAGCGTTTCAGTACAAGACGACTATGATGGAGATTTCCAAACTCGTAGATTTGTGACTCATACACTATCATTCCAAATGAAAACAAATCTATTTGGACCAGTCGGTGGACAAAGCGTTATTCAAACTGTCAATGCCAATGTTGGCGACAATGAAGACTTTAGTAATCCAAATAGAGTTTATACTGCACAAGGTGATGTTGCTACTGCAACTGTTTCATCGGAGAACTGGCTGGACGGATTTTAATGGCTCAAATTTATAATTCAAACACCAATTTAAAAGCAGCTGGTGTTACTGTTGACTTTACACCTGAAGATATACAAGAGTACATTAAATGTTCTCAGGATCCGATTTATTTTATTGAGAACTACTGCTACATTGTTACGTTGGATCATGGTTTAAAACTCTTTAAACTATACGATTGCCAGAAAAACAAAGTAAATGTAATCCATAATAATCGTAGGGTTATCCTTATGGAAGGTCGTCAGCAAGGTAAGACGACCACATCTGCAGCCTACATTCTTTGGTATACGATTTTCCAAGCCAACAAAACTGTGGCTATCCTTGCGAACAAAGCAACTGCTGCTCGTGAGGTTTTAGATCGTTATCAAACAATGTATGAGTTGTTGCCGAAATGGATGCAACAAGGTGTTACTACTTGGAACAAAGGTGACATTGAACTAGAAAATGGTTCAAAGGTATTTACTGCTGCAACAGGTAAGTCTGGTATTCGTGGTAAGTCAGTAAACATGTTGTATGTTGACGAAGCAGCGATTATTCCAAACAACGTGGCAGAAGAATTCTTTACATCAGTTTATCCTACGATTTCTGCTGGACAAACTACTAAAATTCTATTGTCATCTACTCCGCTAGGTTACAATCACTTCTGGAAGTTTTGGACTGATGCTGAAAAAGGCAGAAATGGATTCGTTAATCTATTCATACCATACTGGGAAATTCCAGGTCGTGATGAAGCATGGGCTGCAGAACAAAAAGCCCAACTCGGTGAACTTAAATTTACTCAAGAGGTTCTTTGTAATTTCTTGGGTTCTTCTCTCACTCTAGTTAGAGCAGATGCAATTTCTAGAATGAGTCCAGATACTATCGTCCATCAGAAAGATGGATTGGATGTGTATGTAAACCCACAGGCTGGTCATACTTATTGTATGGTCTGTGACGTGGCAAAAGGTGTTGGTGGGGATTATTCAGCATTCCAAGTTATTGATATTACAGAGGTTCCATATCGAATCGTTGCAAAATATCGTAACAATGAAATTAGTCCATTGCTCTATCCAAACGTAATTTACAAAGTTGGGAAAGAGTACAACCAAGCATGGGTATTATTAGAGATTAACATTTCGGAACAGGTTGCTCACATCCTATATTCTGAAATGGAATATGAAAATATATTGATGGTTACAAGACATGCTTTAGGGCAAACTGTCTCTGGTGGTTTTGGTGGTGGTAAAACACAATTAGGTGTTAATACCGATAAAAAGATTAAACGAATTGGGTGTCATAATTTTAAGGCACTCGTTGAAGAAAACAAACTTATTATAAATGACGCTGATACGATATCTGAGATCTCGACTTTCATCGAGAAAAAAGGATCTTATGAAGCCGATGAAGGGTATCACGATGATTTGGTAATGCCTCTGGTTCTGTTCGGATGGCTAACTACTAACTCGTATTTTAAAGACCTAAATAATGTTAATCTACGAAATATAATGTACGCTAAGCAAATGCAAGCGATCGAAGAAGAGTTAACACCATTCGGGTTCTACGAAGATGGGAAACCTGAGAAGGCTCCATTAAACTTCTAGAAATCGTGTAAAAACTAAATAAACATGTAGACATAAAATTGTCTAGGTAAACTTATTAACAAGGAGAAATACAATGCCGTTTCAACTATCTCCAGGCGTTGCAGTCGTAGAAAAAGATTTCACTTCTATCGTTCCAGCCGTATCATCATCTATTGGTGCTTTTGCTGGTGCGTTCCCATGGGGTCCAACTTTGGAGCCTGTTACCGTTAGTTCAGAAAACGATTTAGTTCGTCGCTTCGGTAAACCAAATGATAGCAATTTCCAATCTTTCTTCACAGCTGCGAACTTCCTATCTTATACAAACAACTTATTACTAGTTCGTGCTGATGCTGGATCTTTGAATTCTGTTGCAGTGAAAACTGGTGGTATTTCTTCATTCACAGTTGGTACTGCTGGTTCTGGATATGATTCCAAAGCTGCTGCTCCTGCTGTAACTATCGGTTCTCCTGATGAAGATGGTGGTATCCAAGCAGTTGGTACTGCAGTTCTTTCTGGTGGCGCAATTACTGCTATCGCAGTTGCTTCTGGTGGTTCTGGTTATACTTCTGCTCCATCTGTTCAAATCACTTCTTCTGGTGGTGGTTCTGGTGCTACATTTACTGTACAAACTAGCGGATCTTCTCCAAACTTAACAGTTACTGGTATTACAGTTACTGCTGGTGGTTCTGGATATAAAGGTACTGTTACTGCTTCCTTCGTTGGTGGTGGTGGTTCTTCTGCTTCATGCGGAACAGTTACTGTTGCTACATCAAGCATTACTGGTGTGACAGTTGCAACTGCTGGTACAGGTTATGCTTCTGCTCCTTCTGTAACTATTGCTGCTCCTCCATCTGGTGTGACTGCCGTTGCTACTGCAAACGTAACATTGGCTGGTTTAAAAATTATCAATGGCGAAACATACAATACCAATTACATTAATGGTGCTGGTGTTGTTGGCGAATTCGCTGCAAAATATCCAGGTGCTGCAGGTAATTCTCTTTTAGTTTCTATGGCTGACTCTGCAACATATGCAGCATGGGCATACAAAGCAGAATTTGATTCTGCTCCAGGAACTTCAACTTATGCATCCAATGTTAATAATGGTGCAACTACTGCAGTTGATGAAGTACACATTATCGTTATTGACGAAGATGGTGTGTTCACTGGCACTCCAGGAACTATCTTAGAAAAATTTGCGTTTGCTTCTAAAGCATCTGATGCAAAGAAATCTGATGGTACAAACAACTACTACAAAAACGTAATCAATTCACGTTCTGAATACATCTGGTGGATGGATCATCCTACTACTGTAACAGGTACAACTGCATGGGGTTCTGTTGCTCAAGGCGCAACTTTCAAATCATTGACAGCTGCATTGACATACTCTCTATCTGGTGGTACTGATAACTTCAGCGTAACTGATGGTCAATTAGAAACAGCATATGAATTATTTGATAATGCAGAGCGTTATGATGTTAGCCTAGTATTGGCTGGCAAAGCATCTTCTGCAGTGGCAACTTACATTATCAATAATGTTTGCGAATCACGTCTAGATTGCGTGGCATTTATTTCTCCACAAGATGTTTCTTCTGGTGATCCAATCATCGGTTCTACAGATACACAAGCTACTTCTATCGTTGCTTATCGTAATACTTTACCATCATCTTCATACGCTGTTATGGATTCTGGTTATAAGTATCAATACGATCGCTACAACGACAAGTATCGTTGGGTTCCATTGAACGCTGACGTGGCTGGTCTATGTGCACGTACTGACTACACTAACGATCCATGGTTCTCTCCAGGTGGTTTGAATCGTGGTCAAATCAAGAACGTAGTTCGTTTGGCATTCAATCCAAATAAAACAAACAGAGATACTCTTTACAAGTCTGGTGTTAACCCAGTGGTTACATTCCCAGGAGAGGGTACTGTTCTGTTCGGTGATAAAACTCTATTGGCTAAGCCAAGTGCGTTCGATCGTATTAACGTGCGTCGTCTATTCATCGTTATGGAAAAAGCGATTGCAACTGCTGCTAAATTCCAGTTGTTCGAATTCAACGATGGATTTACTCGTGCACAGTTCAAGAACTTAGTTGAACCATTCCTACGTGACGTACAAGGTCGTCGTGGTATTACTGATTTCGTTGTTAAGTGCGATGAGTCTAACAACACAGGTGAAGTTATCGATCGTAACGAATTCGTTGCTGATATCTTCGTTAAGCCAAATCGTTCTATCAACTTTATCACTCTCAATTTCGTTGCTGCTCGTTCTGCGATTAACTTCTCAGAAATCGGTGCGTAATTCAAGATAAATAAAGAAAAGAACAAGGAGAATTAAATGGCAAATATTGCTGATTTCAAAGCGCAGATGATTGGTGGCGGTGCTCGCCCTAATCAATTCCGTGTTGAACTTTCATTCCCATCCTTTGTTACATTGGGTGTAGTTGCAGGACAGCGTGCACAGTTTTTGTGTAAGGCTGCTCAACTACCTGCTTCCACTATCGAAACATTACCTGTTTTGTTCCGTGGTCGCCCAGTTAACTTTGCTGGCGAAAGAACTTTCCAACCATGGACTGTTACAATTTACAACGATACTACTTTTGGTATTCGTAATGCACTAGAGCAATGGCAATCTGGTATTCAGAACTATAACACTACTAATGGTCGTGTTAATCCTACTGACTATCAAGTTGACTTAAATGTTCACCAGTTGGATCGAAATGGTGCAATTATCAAGAGTTATACTTTCGTTGATGCTTTCCCAACTACAATTTCTGCAGTTGGTCTAGATTACGAACAACAAAATGCAATTGAACAGTTTGACGTAGAGTTCCAATACAACTACTTTACATCAGCTACTGGTGCAGCTTCTGGCTTTGGTGTCAATGTTTCTATTGATACTCCAGTTGGTAGTTTCCCACTTTAATAATTAACTGAAGGTTTTATATAATGCAGATATTTGGGTTTGAGATAAAACGCAAACAGGATGAGACACTACCTAGTGTAGTGCCTCCTTCCGCACAAGAAACAGGCGCAACCGTAGTAAACACTGGTGTTAATGCTGGTGGCTACTACGGTATGGTCATGGATCTTGAAGGTGTGATTAAAAATGAAAACGACCTAATCCGTCGTTATCGTGAAGTTGCTCAGTATAGTGATTGTGATAATGCAATTGAAGATATCATTAATGAAGCGATTGTAGCTGATGAAGAAAAGACATCAGTTGAAATTATTCTAGATGATGTAAAAGTATCTTCAGGTATTAAGACTAAGATTAGAGAAGAATTTAATAATATTCTTCGCATTCTCAAGTTTAACGAGAGAGCGCATGAAATCTTCCGTAGCTGGTATGTTGATGGAAGATTATATTATCAAATTCTTATTAATGAAGAACGAATGAAAGATGGTATCGTAGAGTTACGTTACATTGATCCTCGTAAAATTCGTCGCATTAAGAATGTTAAAAAAGAAAGAACACCACAAGGTGTTGAAGTTGTAAAAGAAGTAGAAGAATACTATCTTTACAATGACAAGGGTATCACTGAGCAGACAACGCATGGTGTTAAACTTGGATTAGATTCAGTAGTCTATGCACCATCAGGTTATGTAGACTCTAATACTGGAATGGCAATGTCTTATCTACATAAGGCAATCAAACCAGTAAATCAATTAAAGATGATTGAAGATTCTTTAGTCATCTATCGTATCAGTCGTGCGCCTGAACGAAGAATTTTTTACATTGATGTGGGTAATTTACCTAAGTTGAAAGCAGAGCAGTATGTTTCGGACATTATGAATAAGTTCCGTAACAAGATTGTTTACGATGCAACAACTGGTGAAACACGTGACGATCGTCGTCATCTATCAATGATGGAAGACTTCTGGATGCCACGTCGTGAAGGTGGTAAAGGTACTGAGATTACTACACTTCCAGGTGGTCAGAATTTGGGTGAGATTCAAGACATTGAATATTTCCAGAATAAACTTTATCATGCATTGAATGTTCCAATTAGCCGTATGCAACAACAGCAAGGTTTTAGTATTGGTCGTTCAACAGAGATTAGTCGTGATGAAGTTAAGTTTAATAAGTTTATCGTTAGACTTCGTAAGAAATTTAGTATTTTGTTCTCACATGCGTTGAGAGTTCAGTTAATCGCTAAAGGTGTTATCCGTCCAGATGAATGGGATGATATCCAGTTTGCTATCAAATATGATTATCTTGAAGACAATCATTACAGCGAATTAAAAGATTCTGAAATCCTACAACAAAGAATGGGATTGTTACAGTTGATGGATCCATACATTGGTAAGTATTACTCAATGGAATGGGCTCGTAAGAATGTTCTGCACCTCGATGAGAAAGAAATCAAAGAGATTGATAAGCAGATCGAAGACGAAAAAGATCAACAGATTGCCCAAGCAGAACAACAAGGACAAGTCCAGTTGGCAATGCAGCAACCAATGATGGATGCTCAGCAAGAGCAACAACAGCAGGCAATGCAACAGCAACAGGCTGCACAAGAGCAACAACCTCAACAGCAAGGTTCACAAGACCAAGCAGAGGAAGCAGATGCTGAAGCAGAACAAGATGCTGGACAGGATACGGATACACAACAGAGCAAAGGGAAAGTTACCAAATTAAAAACTGGTACTTGGCCAAATTAATAGGAGAATATTATGAGTGAAACAGTACAAAATTTAGTCCAAGCAATTAGAGCTGGCGATGCACTTGAAACAGAACAAGCGTTTGCAAATGCAATGGCAGAAAAGTTATCTACTCGTTTAGATGACATGCGTCAATCAGTTGCACAAAATATGTTTGGTCAACAAGCCGAGCCTGTAGCTGAACCAACAGCAGAAGAGTAATGCGTTACTACGAATTTACAAAATCTCTAAAGCGATCTGATATCGTTGAAAGCATCAGATCCTATCTTCAGTTGATCGAAAGAACTGAGGATGATAAGATTTTGATAAATGGTATTGAAACAGATTTTACAAGTTTAGAAGAAGCAAGACAATACATTAAACAAGACTACATTTCGCATCAGTTAGAAGAACAAGTATCAAAAGACTTATACGAGGAACTATCAGAACATACTGTCGCTAATATTATTAAAGAATATCACGATGTTAAAGTTACCGATACATTAATCGAAAATTATATACAACTTGCTTCTTCTCATATGTTTAGTGTAGACCCAGTTGTTCATGGCATTCGCTCTCTTAATAAACTGGACAGATTGGTTGAAGGTAAATTGCATTATGTTCTTAATGATGAGTCAATTGTAACTATTGACGAGCGCACCCAAGTGCGCCTAAATAACTTATTACAGAATCAAACAGAGATTATTGAGTACATGAGA